GTTGCTATCCCACCTCGTAGCTATTTTTTGTTTTATTATTTTTTTTATATTTTTATTTTTATTTTTACTAGTAATCGTAATCGGTTGTTTCTATGTCATGTCTAGGAACATGGTATGGTAAATCCACTTCATTTTTCTTAATCAAAGTTTCCCACGAAGGAAATCCCGACAATAACTCACGAATTGTTACACCCTTGCGTCTCATCTGACGAACATCATCTTCTGGCATAATTTCCAGATACTCGCGCATTTTTTCTTTATAATTTGGACCTACACATTGAATCGATGCCTCGTAAATTGCTTTCAAAGACTCATAAGCATTCCTGTTAGAAGCATAGGTACCATATGCGTGCCCTATAGAAGAAAGCAACACATCCATTGGCCCTCGTAATTCTCCTTTCGTTCCGATAAGCGCTCGGATAACAAATTCCCACGTTTCCCTAAAAGGTAAATATCTTGGTTGCCGGGGCCCTAAGTGGGGATTTAAAATAAACTGGTACTTTAGAAATGTCAAACCTAGCGTTATTATTGTACCATAACCCGACACTGTAGACAAAAATGGTATCCCATCCTTCAACTCACGGATATCCACATCGAAACACTCTTTCATAAATTTTTGAAACGCTACTCCCGAAAAGTAAAAGGCCACTAAATCCACATCCGACTTATTCCACGCGTGATCATCTCCATACACTACTAAAAAAATCAATCTTATCAACGCATCTTCCAACTCATCACAGAACTCGTCAGGTGCTTTATCTATCTGGTAATAAGCGAACAGAAAGAAGTACAGTGCCATTATCCAACTATCCATATGCGACGTATTGAAACACCCACTAGGAACTCCTCCTTTCTGCATTGCCCACAACTCTCCCAGCATGTGAGTGATCCTAACAATAATATTTTTTACTATCCACTTCACAATTGCTTTCCTCAATTTTTTGTTTTTTGTAAAAGGTACATCATAATAGAGTGTCTTACTGAAATATAATTCCACCAAAAACGCTATTGTCGACTGGTCAAAATTCTTAACATCTCCCTCCACAATAATTTTTTTAAACTCATTCAAGGAATTAATCCCCAACATCATCGCAAGCACATCAGCTCCTCCCTTCGACCACTTTCCTCCTATCCGAATCGGACCCCTCCTCTCGAAATACATTCGACCCTTACTCACTATTCTTTCCATCATCGTAAACAATGAATGAGGTATCACAAATATTCTCACCTTATTTATCCAATTAAAATAAGACTCATCGTTCTTCTGGTGCTTATTTGAAAAAAATACCTCCACCTTCTCCTTTATGTCCCAGTAGCACCCTGGGTCTACATTTTTCTCAGCTAGAAAGTTTATGACCTGCAACAGGTCGGCCTCAAAATTTTCATATTTTTTCCCCGATGGATCTATAACTACCTCGGCCCCAGGGGTCTTCACTCGTTTTTGTTCTGCATCATGTAATCCTGCTGACGAGCCCATGTATGCATCCTGCAATCCAATAAATGAAATCGGGAAATGCTTTGTTCCCTTCAAATGGTCTACTCCCAATTTAAAATATAACATATCTGTAGCTCTTTTAATATTCTTCAAAGCATGGACCGAACCAGCTACAGGAACATGAACATTTCTTTGCTGTAAGAGGAGAGCATTTGTCCACTTCCGTGGATAAAGGCCCTTCGTGGCTAGCACAGCCCGCGGCCGGCCATTAACACGGGCAAAAGCTTGATTGTAAATAGACTGTCGCTGAACTATCAATGTTGACAAAGACTCAACCTTCGGCTCATTCCAAATTTGAGAACGAAAAAAAGAAACGGGCATTTTCACTCCACGCTTATTCCACAACAGTACGTCAGCCATCCTTCCTACCCGCTTAACAGCATCGTTCTCTATATCAATTTCCTTCGGAGAAGGAAAAGACGCACAAGGAGTCTGTTGATCTATTATCCGAATATTCCCTTTCGGGTCCAACATTG